CACAATGACTTAAATTACGAACGCCTCTACCGATAATTTGTTCGGGTCTATTCATATTGTACCATGGTTCCATGATATGTACTTGTCTAACATTTTTGAAATCGAGTCCTTCTGCGGCCGCCTTTGTAATTAGTATAACCTTTACATTTTCACCATTTTTATTTTCAGGATTTGTAATATATTTAATGTCGGACAAATTATCAGGTGAAAATAGTTTATCACCCGTAATCATAACGTATTTTGCGGGTTTAAATTCGTCAATATTTGTAAATGTTGATTTTGGTTTCATCGATACTGAATCAATCGGTTCTATAGGTGGTTCTGAAAACAATGATTTAGTATTATACGCACTTCCATACCTAGAGAACCCCATTTCTTCTAATGCTAATGCTACGGGTACCACACCACCATCAATATACTGTGAATACACAATGACGATACCAGTGGAATTCATTATTGTGTTGCATATTGAAGATATTTTTCCACTATATTTTGAGATATTAGAAGGACTGAAAATGCGACCATATTTTTCAAGTGTACTGGGCTTGTATGCGAAGTTGTGTCTACTATTATCCGTAGTTTGGTAAGTTACTACATTCATAAGACCATTTTTACCTACCATTCGTTTGACAATATCTTCAGGATTCATTGTATTTTTGATTCCATTTATCACATTGTCTAATTCCGTATTCGGATAGACTATATCGAGTGATTGCAGTGGACGTTCCAATTGTGTATACCCAAATGATTCCATATTAGCAAATGTGGGTAATTGTGTCATAGAGTCCACCTTAATGCTGGTCTTTTTATTCATAAAGAGCGTATCAATAATAAACTTATACCCATTTAATTGGTATTCGCCAATATCAGTAGTATATATCGGTATATGTTGTAATGGGTTTTCAATCTCTTTTCCATTCATTTGTTTCGAAGGATAGTTATCTATATCTAATGCGCGGGTAGTATCAAACGTCTCGGGATAAATGCGGTATGGAAACGAATATGGGTTTTCTCCTCTTACAAATGACACATATCCGGTGAGTTTTCGCATTAGTAGTTCTCTCCCTCCCTCAAGTTGACTATCCTCTGGTTGTATTATGAATTGGCCGTTCTTATCAAATATGTCTGATTCAGATATAACACTTCGTCCATCGTTCGCATTCATTAGATTAGTTAGCCAAATTATTTCTTTATAACTGTTATACATTGGCGTTGCCGATAATAATAGAAATCGCATATTATTCGTATATCTGCATAACTTGAGTAACAAACTAGATGTTTTTTTTTTGTCCTTATTATCATCACCTTGTCGAATATTATGTACTTCATCGATAATAATCAAACGATTGTCAAAGTACTTCTTAATGCGCTTGCGTTTGAATTGCTTGCGTTGTTGTTGCGTATAGGAAACGCCCTCGGGAATAGAAGTTTTCTTTTGTATATAATGCGCTAATTCAGTGTAACCAACAAATGAATAGTATTTATTAATAATGGAGTTGACAAATGAAATAATTTTCTCTTTCGTGATACCCTTTAAATTTGTTGGGTTCACTTCCTTTAAAAGTGAATTTCCAACACATGAATCTATATTCCATATTTCGCCATCTAGTTTTAATTTCCGTTCATCGAATAATTGAAGTCGAAAATTATTCTGAACGTTAGGAGATGCGACAATAAGTATTTTTTGTGCCACACCAACCTGTTTCATGAAAGAGCGCATTTCTTCTGCGATTCCAATAGCACTACATGTCTTTCCTGTACCTAATCCATGGTATAATAATAATGAATTATATGGAGTTTGTAACGAAAGAAAATTTTTAACAAACATTTGATGTGGTAACAACTCGAAATCTGCGTTACATAATAATTCAGATTGTTTTTTAATATCTTTAATTGTACCGTCATATTGAGTATCATTAAATTCTTTATGCAATGCGATTTTTCTACTGAAGTCCGGGTCGTTTATGTCGGGGTAAAGGAAATCATAGGTATTTTCTATCTTACTATTTTCATGTTCTATTTTCTCTTTGTTAAACAGGAATTCATTATATTCTTTTGAATCCATGTCTTCAGGTTCTATACCTATTTTGTCTTGTAATCCCTGGACGTCGTCTGATATTTTGATTTCCATATTAGGTAATTTACCCACAGTAGTCGGTTCTTTTTCTATAGGGGCTTCAACTGTAGGTTCTTTATCGGGTGAAGGTTCAGTTTCAACTATGGGTTCTTTATCAGGCGAAGATTCCATTTCAACTATGGGTTCTTTATCGGGTGATGATTTTGTTTCAACTATGGGTTCTTTATCGGGTGATGATTCCATTTCAACTATGGGTTCATTATCAATAGACGGTGTATTCCGTTGTGTATTTTCTAGGAATACAATGTAGTGAATTAGATCATTTGATAAACGTATACCATTTACTTCGTTTTTATGAAGATTTCGTTCTTCGCCAATTAAATCAGAAACCATGTTTCGTAAATCACCTGTTTTTAATTGTCGTTTCTTAAATAATTCGGTTAGTTCATTCAATCTTGCAACATCTTGCGATGAAGTTGGTACAAAGTCAACCTTAGTCTTATTTGGAACGCACTTATTTGTAATTTTATCACGTCGTTCCCCAGCAGGGCATCGTTTACGAGTAATATTTTTAGGTATATCTTTGTTTTTCTTTGTATCACTCATAATACTATTTGGTTTTAAAATATATGTATATAATTTTGCATATATATATATTTTGTCGATATGACTAATATGCCAATAGCGTAATATTATTGGTCAGCATATTATGTATTTTAGTTAGCATATTTTGTTTTTCTAAATTATAACTTCGTATGGATCCTATACATCCTTCAAACGTTTTCCATTCCATTTTACTAACTTCCGATAATTCATAATTATCCATCTTCATCGATTTGTCGTAATCGATATAGGTTACAAAATATTTATGTTTATATGACTTATAATTTGAACCTGTAAAAATTTCGTCAAATGGAACAATATTGGAAATAATTTGAATATTAGATTTATCAAACCCCGTCTCTTCTGTAAATTCTCTGACCGCACAGTCAATGTCATTTTCGTTAAAGTTTCGTCTTCCTTTTGGGAATCCCCATTCGGGTTCATCCCATGTCGATATGGTATTACTTTTATCAATAAGATCATTTAATGTGTATACACCAAGTTTATCATATATTCCATTTCGAAGTTGATTAAATTTGATTCTAGAAGTATTTTCTTCGGATTTGTATTGGTTCGATATACTATTTTCCCCCCATATCCCAGTCCAAATATCATTAAACGACCAATGTATCAGTTGTTCTTTTTCATATTTTGTCATTTGTGTCAGCATATTCATAATATAATCCTTATTGGTTGGGGAATATTTACCTCTCATAAAATCAATGAATCCAAGAGTGTCTTTCCTCCGAATCATTAAATATTCAATATTGTTGGCGCAAATGTCTTTACGATATAAAATAATTCCTAAACTAGTAATGGGCAATTTGCATTGATTATAGTTATGTCCTCTTTTTCCACAGTTATTACAATAATTATCTGTCATTAATTATTAAATTACGTAAAGCAATCTTTACGCCCTTTTTCAAAAATACAAATTATTCTTGTTGAAAATCTATAGTATCCATTAAGGTTCGATTCATAAAAATAAATATTACTAACGTTTATACGAAATGATTTTTGATCCGGATGTATGGGGGCCTCACTATTGGTTTTTTTTACATACGATAGCCGAATCTTACCCTAAAAATCCAAATGATGTTACAAAACGAAAATATTATGATTTCATTCAAAATATGCCGTTATTTATACCTATAGAAGAAATGGGAAACAAGTTTAGTGAAATATTAGACAGGTATCCGGTGTCTCCTTATTTGGATAATCGTGACTCGTTTGTGAGATGGGTCCATTTTATTCACAACAAATTCAATGTATTGTTGGGAAAACGTGAAATAACCTTACCACAGGCATTAGATAATTATCGAAACGAGTATAAACCCAAACCAGTGAGTTTGAGTGAAAAACTAAATCTCAAAAAACATTATATACATTTAGCAGTAATATTGACATGTGTATTTTTGATTTATGTCTATTATGAATAGTGTAATGAATGAAAATGTATACAGACAATATAAGAAGAAACAATAAAATAATGCGATTTGAATTGGTGATAATATTAGTAGCAGGATTTTTAATGGGTAATATTTACACTGACGGTAAATACATGACTATGTTAGTTTCATGGAAGAAATATTATCAAATGGCTGGAATCGCATTTGGTGCGCTTACTCTCTATATATTATTCAAACGTAATCCATTGCGTGCTAGAGAAATAGTGACAACTTCAAATGAATATATAAAGTACTTACCTATAGATAAAAATACATCTAATATGATTTCGCCAATTTTGGATTTTACCTCAAAACAAGGATTTATGTCAGACAGTAGTCATCTCCCTATATTGCCAATGTCAAATCAAAACCAAGTTTCAGAAGATAGAATTATGAATTCGGGTAAAAAAACAACAAAACGTTCTGTAAGTGAAACGAAAAAGAAATTTGTAGCATCGAGACAAAATTGGAAATGTGGAGATTGTCAGTCACAATTAACTGCTTGGTTTGAAGTAGATCATATAACTAGACTTGAATATGGCGGAAGTAACCACGTAGATAATTTAGTCGCTATGTGTCGCGAATGTCATGGTAAAAAAACAACAATGGAAAATCTATAATTGATAACATGATATACACATTTGAATAAATATTATATGTAATAAATATATAATATTCAAGTGATGGAAAATACAGTAATAGGGAAGTATATAGTATCATTATTATTTATCATATATTT